AAATACACTACTGTCAGAATCAAAATAAATATCACCAAGTTTTTCAATTGAACTATTATAGTTAGGTTTTACTACATCATAAAAACCATACTCTTTAACTTCTTTGTTTGAAAGATTGTTAAATCCTCCAATAATTTTACCCCAAGATTTAGGTAAGTTATTGTATTGTTTTATTTCTCCGTTTATATCTATTGCGTACATGTCTTTTATTATTTATTTATTAGCTTGGCGTTGTGTCTGATGTATAAGGTGCAACTATATAGTTAAATATAGCATTTGCTGAATCATCAATACATTCAACTTGTATCATATTTGTTGTGCTACCATCATAATCAACTGCAGCTACTTTATTGAATGTTTCACTTGTTCCTGCATCACTATCAAATGTAATTGTTTGACTTCCTGTTAAATTATAGAAAGTAATTATTTGTCCTTGCTTAAAGTTCGTAAAATCAAACTCTATTGCTCCTGTTAAAGAAGAACCCATTTTAAATGTAGTTCCTGCCGACCAATCAACACTAACTGCTCCTGTGTAAGTAGTTATATCAACTTTAGCAGTATATCGGTTTTCTAGTTTAGCAAAAGTTACATTGTTATCTGCAATGTGTACTGTATCAACTGCTCCATCTGCTATTTCTGCTGAATCAATTGCATCATCAGCCATTTTAGCATTTGTTATTTGACTATCTGCTACTTTTGCACTTGTTATTTGATTATCACCTATGTGTACTGTATCAATAGAACCATCAACATATTGGTCTGAATTAATTGAATTAGCTGCCATCATACCATTATTAACGACACCTGTAGAAGAAGTGCCAATTAATGTTCCTACTGCTGCTGAAGAAATATTTCCTGAATTATCTACTGAAATACCAATAGAATTACCGGCACCATCTGATAATAATTGTGAACTACTATCTACTGTTCCGTTATCACTAAATTTTATTAATGATGAATAAGTATCTTTTATTTTATTACCTGTTAAAGTTGCCATATTATTTTAATTTAAATTTTTTCCCAATGTGTATTTTCGTGATTCCATTGATGTGTGTTTTTATCCCAAAACGATTTCAAGCGTTTTACGACTGCAATTATTTTATTTCCTATTTTAGGTATTCCTAGACCTTGTCCTAACATATTATTCTATATAAGCAATTACTTTACCTGATGCTACACTTATGGTGTGAAATGTACCATATATAATCATACCTACAACAAGCTCTAAACTTGTAATTGAAGTATCTCCACCAGTTGCTGCATTTGTACAAGTGATTGTTGCATCTTCAAGTACTTGAATAGCATTGTATTTTTCTCCAACTGTACTTGTTCCTCCTGAAGCAATTACTCTTAAACCAAATTCTCCAAAAGCTGCTTTTTGATAATTTCCTGAATAAAATAAATCGTTTGACATAACTAAATAATTTACTACAAAAATAATAAATTAATAATTAATGCTTTCGACCTTGTCCTCTATACTTTTTTTTGTAACCACTTTGCCCTTTTGAAGCATTTTTACTATGCCTTCCAGGTCTTTTTTTCTTTGGCTTATCTATATAAGAAACGAATACATTTCTCGCCATTAGTTCGACTTGTTATTAAACTTCTCAAATGTTCTCATTCCCCCAAGACCAAGCATTCCAATTAACACTGTCATTAAATGTTCCATTTGTAGAGCAGGTGGTGCTGATTCAACTCCAACATACCATACAAGTAAATCTCTTAAAACAAAATTATATGCAAGTGCAAAACCACAAACCCAACCTATAAAAGGTCTCCAACCTGCAACAAAAATTGTTCTATGCTTCGCTTCTTGTTCGTTGATTTGTGCTTGTAGTTCAATTAACTTTTGAGGGTCAATTTCTTTACCTTTAATTAATTCTCTAATTTCTAATCCAAGGCCACCAATATTATCACTTGTTTTAAATCCTAATAATTTTTTTAAAAGTTTTAGCATTTTAATCTATATCTAAATCAAAATGAGTATAAGTTGAATAACCTTTACCTTTTTTTCTTTTAGCTTGATATACTAATTTTCTGTTATTTCCCTTAACATAAGAAACGTGAATCCAAGCAGGATTGTTATCATCACCTAATTCCCAAATAAGTTTATCAAAATCCATTTCATTTTTAATTATATAAAATAATTCACAATTAGATATACCTGTTGCATCTAAATCTATTGCACAACCATCTATGTGCTGTGAAACTGCTGCAGCACCACCTATAGCATTATTTAATTCTTTGCTGCGATAAAAAGATGTAACTAATATAGGTTCACCTATTTTTTCTCTTAAAGGTTCAAATAACTCATCTGCTAATACTTTCATATTTGCTAATGCTTCATCTGTTGGTGTATTATCTATGTCTAATTTTTTAGCAGTATTAGAACCTGTTGCTTCTTTCCAAGAAATATGTTTGCTAAAATTATTTTTTTTACTTTTTGTCATTATATTTAAATTTGTTGTACTCTATTTGATATATCTATTAATGCTCTAAAATATGTTTTTTCTTCATCTGCATCTTCAATATATGAAATACCTTCAATATTAAAAGTATATACATTAAAATTATTAGAACTTAAATCAAAATAATCTGTTTTACTTGTTCTAATTAATTGTAAAATACTATTAACTATTGAATTAGCTTGTAATTCACCACCATCATCAGATAAAAAAGATGTTACCACTTCAATACGAGTTACACACTCTGTAATAAATGAAGATTGATTGTCATCTATATTTGATTCATCATTTGAATAAACTATTATATATGGTTCATCTTGTGTGCTTGGTACTCTATTATAAACTGGAACATTGTTACCACCTAAACTAACATTTCCATTTAGCCTAGTTATAATTTTTTGTCGTATGTAATGTATTACTTCTTTCATCTTCTTAAAGTTCTTTTAATTTTTGTTTCAATATTTTTAACAGTTCTTTGAACTTCTGCTAAAATATTTTTAAAAAAGTATTCTTGTTTTCTTTGATTTTCTGTACCAAACTCTAAATAACCAGAATAAGGTGCATCTGACCTTATAGCTTTACCATCCCATTTTACATTTAATCTTAAATTACCAGTATCTAAAGGTGCATCTTTTTTTACCTTATATGCAGCATTTAATCCACCTTTTTGAATTTCTTGATAAAATTTAACAGCACTATATGTTTTTAATTTATTAATAGCAGAATCAAGTTGTTGAACATCTTGTCTATCTACTTTTACATTTATATTCATAATTAATCTCTTTTTGTAGCAATTAGCTTAGTGTAGTATTTATAATTAGCATCATACATATCATTTATTTGATATAATCCTGATATATTTTCTATTTGTAATAAATCAGTTGTTAAAATATCATCAGCTGTTTTTTTTCTAATTAATAATTCTATTTGTAAACTTCTTTTTTTTCTACCATTTTTACTTGTAACATCACCTTTTATAAAGCTAACATTTGCCCATATTGTATTTTGTGTTGAATTTGTAGATGTAAACCCACCAAATCCATCACTTGTTTTTGATTGTCTTTTAATTAAAACTCTTTTATCTAATTTACCTGCATTCATTATATAAACATTGTTTTAAATCCACTTAATGTATTTTTTACAGATGTAGGTATTTCAGTCATAACTCCTTTAACATAATCTGACCTATTATCATAATAACTAGACACTAATTGTAATATTGCCTGTATTAATAAACTATCATTCATACCTGCAGTTGTATAACTAACAATTACTTCTTCTGATGGTAAACTACCTAATTCAATAATAGTATCATCTAATCCATAAGTTGTGTAATCTGTTGTTGCAGTACCTTCTACTGTTATTGATTGTACAGATGCTATTGGTGAAAATGGCAATACAAATCTATTATCTACACTTGCTAAATAAAATTTTCTAGTTTTAGCAACTATGTCTTTTGTTATATAATTTTCAATAACTAATCTTGCTTCAGTTATCATTCTTGCAATTATAGTATCATCTGCAGAAGTATCAACCCTCATATAATCTTTTGCATTTGCAGTTGTAACTATTTCTGAACCTGTTGTGGCAGTAATTTTTATTTGTGTATGAAATTGATTCAACTGATTACTCCTATATGCTTTCATATTTTGTTAATTTATTTAATACAAAGATAAAAAAAATGCACCATAATAATTTTACAGTGCATCTTTAAGAAAAGAATAAAGAAAGAAAAAACTATTTGAGACCGAGTGGACCTCAATTAAAATCAAAGTTATTAAAAAATTTTGAATAAGCATTATTTAAACTTAATCTAACTGCTAACCTTTTACCATCATTTTTAAAAATAAAAAAACCTTCAAATTTTTCTACCCATATTGCAAAATAATCTACATCTTTTTTTTCATAACTATGTTTCCATTGTATATGAACAGTTTTTCTATGTTTTTGAAATCCTTGAGTTGTTGATTTAATTTGAATACGATACATTTTATTTCCTGTATCAGCTACACAATCATAAAAAGAAGTATGAACTAGAGGATAAGAAACTTTTATATCTCGTTTAAGACATTCAATACCGAACTTATATTCAGCAATACAACCTTTCGAATTGCTATCCACAAAAATAAAGTTACAAAAAAAAGTGGCAGTGTAACTAATGACTAATTAAAACACTACCACTCTAAAACTAAATAAAAATGAAAAAATACTCACTCACGAGATGTTATATCAATGAGCTTGTTCTTTATCTGGATTATTCTTTCAAGTATATAAGCATAATCATCAGATGTTAGTTTTTCTTTATGTTCTCTTAAAACATTATTTACAGGTTCTATTAATTTAGATATTTGTGTCATTATCTTATTAACCAAAATAAAAAGTTAATTCCTAATGTTACCCAAAATGTAAATTTTCCTAATCCCCAACAAAAATATTTTAATATTCTTTTTTGTAATATTTTATCTACTGGCATTTTTATATCTTGTTGTGTTGCTTTATATGTTGTTTTCATTATACGGAAAATATTTCAGATATCAAATATAAAACACAAAACATACCAATTCCAATTATTGTATATGCTATAAATTTTAAAGCTTCTTTAATTTGTTCTTTATTCATAATTTCTAATTTTTAAAAAGGAAAGGGGTTTTTCGTCTTTTCCGTTACCTAAACCCCTAACCTATATTGTTATTATATATTTACTTTGATAATAATTTTGCG